AAGAAGCAGCAGCTGCAAATATAGATCTAATGCAACAAACAGTTGCCAATAAAAGATTAGATTTTGAAATCGCACGTCTTAAGAATTGTGGTGAACTTAAAAAGGCTGGTATAATGTTCCATCCCAAATCACCATATGCTTCCATATGTGCTGATGTAATGTTAGTTCAACCTGCTGGTGTAGTAACTCCTCATATGCATAACCTTACACCTAATAAAGTTAATGAAGAAATCAAAGTAGACTCAAATAAAGTTGAAGTAAATGGTGAGGCATCTAATCTAGGAGTATTCTCTATAGGAAAACCCATAGACTAATTATTTTTTATTTTTAAAATACTTCTTCTTTAGTTTTTCCGCTTCTTTCTCAGCCTTCATCTTTTTGGCATGGTTCTTAGCAAAAGGAATCTCAAGTAAACCTTTCTTTTTCCGATATTCATTTGTTTTCAATTGAGCTTGAGTAGGTTTATAAGGAGTCTTACCAAGTGCTTTATTAACCTTACCTATTACCTGTTTAATTGCAGGTTTAAAAATCTTTAGTAGTAAATCTGCTAGAGGTTTTGCTAATAGTGCAGATGTGCCAGCCACTGCTGCTATGGAAGCTGTTGTAGTAGCAACTGCTGCAGAAGGTAGGTACGCTTCTACTACACCAATATCTTCATATAATTCTACACATACCCACGTTCCTTGTTGAGTTTTTTGTAATTCATGACCAACTACTTTTTCTTTTTCACTAGGGCCTACTGCACCAATACGTAATGATTGTGGGCCGGGACAATCAGGTTTTTCATTACCTGCTTTGGGTATAGGTGGTGTATCTGGTGTAGTAAGATCTGGATCCTCTGGTGGAGCAACAGGTGGTGCCTCCTGTTGTCTCGTAATTATCAATTGATCTGGTTCATAGTTCATAGAATCATATGAAGGATAACCAGAATCACAAAAAGTCATTACCTCTTCAGGATCATTCTCTACTAGATCCTTATCTATCGGTAAATTATTCCTATGTCTTTTATTATCTTTATGTGCTTTTACACAACCGGGGAGATCTACAATAGGATTACCAATATTGACTATGACAGGAGGAAGTAAATAATCAACATTAGGTTGTGTGGTCATCCACTGAGGAACATACACATTTGGAATATTAGTATCATAGATATCAATAATATTCGTGGTATTGTTATTAATACCATCAATTTTTTTAATGGGTTCCATTCATTTTGCGATGTTATTCCATTTTAAAAAGTCAAAAGTAGTTATATAACTTTCATGCTTATGATCTGCCTCTGCAAATGTAGGAACCGTAGCCATATTTGTATAGATTCCAAATACAGTCACTAATGATGCTATTACAGCACCAGCACCCCAAACCCACTTCTCTAATTTACGAAGTCTATCATTAAGTTCTTCTTGATCCTTATCCTTTATACGATCAAGTTGCTCTTCTAAATCCTTAACTTTTGTTTCCAAGACTGCCATACGACTGTCTTGTGCGGATTGTTTTTCATAATATTCAGGGTTAGTAGTGGTCATTTAGGAACCTCCTTACGGTAATCTTGCGGTGAATCTATTCTAACAACACCACCTGTTGATTTAGGTAACATCTCTGCTAAAGCATTACGAACTTCTTCTCTTACTATGAGTTGAATTTCTGATTGTTTTGCTTTAACTCTTTTTTCAGGCCCACCAGTTGCTTTATCGATGGCATAATTACCACCAAAAATACTACCGCCACCTATGACGGCAACTGCTGTTCCTGTACTAGCAACTTTTTGTATATCCATTATAGAAGAATCGCTCCAATAATAAAACCTTTAGCAAATGAAAGACATAGCATTTGATAATTAGATAATTTGAATTTGCCTTGAAATTTATACGCAAGATTCTTATCCCACTCTTTTACACTATGAAATGTTTGTCTCATCGCTTTCATACTTTCATCAATGTTAATATTCCACATAGTTTTACTCCACTAATGTACCAAATGATCTACGTATATTTCTCAATTCTTCAAAGTCCTTTTGCTTGGTTCCACCGTCATATGGCCATGCATATCCTTCAGTGATCATCTGTTCATTAAGCGATAGATCCCCATCACCAATATAACACCAGCCAAGCAAACGCCCATACTTACCGACCCCGCCATCGAGCTCAGTCCTAATAATAAGATCGTCATCACCAGCAATCGCACCTTCCAACTTTCCTTTAAGCCAATCTGTTGCATCAATTCCGAGTGCTTTCTCTTCGAGATTTCTTGTCCTTTTTTCTGGGGTATCAACACCAGCTATCCTTACCCTCTCTTTCTTGTATAGATCAAATCCTAGATCTATTATAACATCAATCGTATCTCCGTCAAGAACCTTGACTATTTCCGTGACTCGGAAGTTGTAACAACTCTTCCGATTCGGTGGGGTCATCGCTCCCATCTTCATACTCCATAAGTGTATTATTTATCATGTCCTCCACTGAAGTGCGTTCTTTTTGTATCTTCCAGTTACGAAAAGAATTTATTATATGATGATATGTGTCTACAATCACCACAGGATTATCCTCTCTTGAATCTATAAAAACAATTTTTCCATCATCAAAATCTTTAATGTATTTTGCCTTCTCCGCTTTCACTGGAGTCGGTATCATTAACATTAATGGGATTAGGATTCCAATCATCGTACTTAAATATCCAATATATTGTAACACTTACTGCGACCAGAAGCAAAGCTATCATAATATTAACTGACCAAACTATGTCCATTAGAAAAAATTCTTTTACTGCTATGTATCATATATTTTTATACAGTGACATAGTGAGGGAGTCCACACATAAATGCGTATATTTACCTACTATGTTAGTATAAATATTATCGTAACGTGGAGTTGAAACGATCATGTCCCACTATACAGTCGGTTATCACGACTTACAAAGAAATCATTATGAGATATGTGAATATGCTGAGAATGCATATGAAGCAATAAAACAAGCGAAAGAAGATCTTCCAGAATTAAGTGGACATCCCCATGCTACAGAATACTGTATAAAGGAGCCCGATTAATGAAAGATTTACCATTTACATCAGCAACTATCATTTTAGGAACAGTAGCGATAGCAGTATGGGTATTACCAAAACTTGCTTACGTTTAGTTTGTATAAGAAACAGTTAATAACCAAAAACCTACAACAAATAAAAACCAAATATTAGTAGAGGAAAATATCGATGCAGTGCTAATCGATAGTTCCTCTATTTTTTTTACCTTAACAATTCTCATTTAATTCTTTTGCCATATTGCCACCAATATCAGCACCCTGATTTCCACCAAACATTGCTACCCAACCAGCAGCAACCCAACCAACAAAGGGAATATTAGACAAAGCAGGAGCAACACTGGCACCAACAGAGGTACCCACGAGTCTTCCTGTTCCTTTTGCTCCTCCGATTGCTTCGATGCATGCGATTGTTTTATCGCTTGGTTCTGCTCCTTTCGATTGAGCAGACGGGTCAATCCATGCTGTTGGGGTTGATACTGGCCCACCGTGGTGTTCTGCACCATCCATCGTATATTCAACAATTCTGTCCACTTTGTTTGAACCCAATCCCAGAAAGCCACCTTTTCTTTTGACCTCCTCAACTGTGGTCATTACAGTAGGATCGTTTGCCTTATATTTTACACTATACCCATTCTCATTCACCATAGCTTCATAAGAAGTGTAATTACCAACTGGTATATTTAATGACGGTAATTTAGTTTCGCGATTAGCGAGCATACCAATCATGCCTATGTGCGATAAACCAAGTAGTCCACCCAATCCAAGGGCAAACCACTTAGTTAAATTTACATCTTTTTTTTCCATAGCAATTTCCTCGGTTTACATAGTGAAAGGTGGTTCTTCTTTCTTAGGTGCAGGTGGTTGACTTGCAATACTAATTGGTGCTTGTTCGATTCTAATTGTCTGAGCAGGTGCAGTTTGTGCTGCTGCTGCAATTAACCTTTCCATGTCTCCTTTAGATACTCCTCCTCCACCACCACCATTAACAGCACCTTTTTTAGATGTTTGA